TTTGAAATGTATACCCTAAAGCAGTAGAAAAAAAAAGGTGTGATTTTACACACCCTTAATCTTATTGACCCATATCCATATCATTAATCATATCTTCTTGGAAGTTACCCATAATGCTAGGGAATTTACCATTTATTTTCTGAGGATTGTTACTCCAAAGATTTTTAACAAATGATGGTTTATCATCTTGTGATGATGGTTTATTGTATTGTTTAGTTCTACGCAGGTCTTTATACACTTGCATAAACTCTTCTACGTTCATATCTCCTGCTTCTTGACAGATAGCATCAAGTTTTAGTTTTATCTTGTGATGGATTTTAAATAAGTTGTTTTCCATGTTAATTTAGTACAATGCTCTCCAGCGTTAAGTTAAAAAAAGGGTGTGCTGTTACACACACCCCTTGTTCCTGATTAGGCTTGTTCAACCCAGAACAGGTTCTGGTTCTCTTCACCAGTCTGTAGATTAACTACTTTTTGCTCACTTAACCTGAAGCCAGCCATCTCATCACCAAGGTTGAGCTTTTGCCCAAGAGCTTTGATTGTTGGATGAGTACTCTTCATCACCTGATTAGTTTCAGGGTCTATTAGAGATAACACACCAAAGGAGATGTTCCCTTGTGTTCTTGTTGCAACAGACAGACCAGCAAGTGTAGTCTTGTTGTTTGACATTGGAGCTGAGCTCACGATGATTGTTGCTGAGCCAGTAGACTCATTGATGTTTAGTTTTCTAAAGTAAACCATAATTTAAAATATTTAAAAAATTAATTAAAATTGTGGAACATTACAGGGGTACCCCCAACCACAAACACTAGGTGGGGAGCAGTTTATTATGGCATCTCAAGCACGCTAAATATATAATTTTGCCAGGGCCGGGATGGGGGCATACAAACTTTTTTACTCAGGTGAGGGGTAGGTTATGACGGAAAAATTTTTATAGGATTTATAATTTTAGTATATTGTTTCTATAGACGCAGTTTAACTTAAATTACATAACATGGCAAATTGGGATGACAACAGTGGGGAGGATAATAAAAATGGACTGACTGAAATAGAGCAAATGCAACTAGACGCAGTAATGCTTGATACGGCATATAACAACTCCTATTTAGTTCTAACTAATCAAATAACATTTGAAGACTTGTTGACTGAAAGATTTACAAAAGGGGGCGAGGCTGTAATGGCTTTTGATCCAACTGAAGGCCCACTGCAAGAAGAATTAGAAAATATGATTAGTTATTATATTCAAGAAGAAGCTTATGAGAAGTGTGCTAAACTGCAGAAACTCGTAAATAAGATTTATCCACAAACCATAAATGAGTAACAATGGCAACAAAAAAGAAAAAAAGTACCGTAAATAGTTCGGGTAATTACACAAAACCGGGAATGCGTAAAAGATTATTTAATTCTATTAAAGCTGGAGGTAAAGGGGGAGCACCTGGACAATGGTCTGCTCGTAAAGCTCAGATGCTTGCTAAACGTTACAAAGCAAACGGAGGCGGATATAAATCTAAGAAATAATGGCTTTACCAAATAAAAGGACTAAAAAGAAATCATCTTGCTGGACCGGATACGTAAAAAAAGGCGTAAAGAAAAAAGGAAGTAAAACCGTAAATAATTGTGTACGTAAAAAGACAAGGTAATGGCAAAAACTAAACAACAGAAAAGCCTAAGTAGATGGACTAAGCAAAAATGGACAACAGCTTCAGGTAAGAAGAGTTCAGAGACAGGTGAAGTATATGCACCTAAAAAAACTATTGCTAAGTTAAAAAGCACTAAAAAGGGTAAAGCAAAGTTAGCCGCAGCAAATAAAAAGAAACGTGCAGCTACAAAAAAAGGTAAACAACATGCAAGTCATGGTTTACATAAAGGAAAGAAAAGATAATGGCAACACCAAGAAAAGGAAAAGCAAAAGTCAAAGTAACTAAATCTGGAAAGAAAGTAAGTTACGGACAAGCAGGAAAAGCTAAAGGTGGTGGACCAAGAGTAAAACCTGGTACATCAAAAGGAGATAGTTACTGTGCTAGAAGTTTAGGTATTAAAAAAAGAGTATCTAAGAAAAAAAGGAATGATCCTAATACACCAAACAACCTATCTCGTAAAAGGTGGAAATGTTCTGGTGCTAAGTCTAGAAAGTAAATGATTGAAGTCATAAAACATACATTAGGTATATGTGGAGAGCATTGGCACCCAAATATATTTACAGCAGTTGCGTCAGCACCAGTAGTTACTACTGCAGTATATTATATCAAATGCAAGTGTGGAGGCTGGTTTAGCCATAAGAAGGAATGCAAAAATAAATAGTCATGACAGAAGGAGATTTAATAGAATTAGGATTTACTAAACAAATACAGGACACATGTTGTGATCCTCAACCTTATACATTTTACAAAACAGTTGGTAATAGCTCACCATTTATTACACCAGACAGTACTACTATTGATGATAATAATTGGCCAGTAGAAAATTATGCTATGAACTTTAAAACGTACATCAAATCGGATCTAGTTGATATGATAAACCTTATAGAAAAAAATCCGTTATTTCCACCGGAATAAAATAAAACGTCTTTAAACTTTTGAAATTTAAACTATTTGTATATATTTGTACTAATGTTTAATTTTAAAACCAAAAGAAATGTCAGACGTTAAAAAACTAAATCCAGAACTTCAGGATAAAGATCCTCAGCTAACAAAAGAAGAGTTGGCTAGCCGTAGAGAAGAAATTACAGCATTTTACAAAGACAACATTCCACATCTTACTGTTCAAGCAGAATATGAGGAGTTATTAGCTACCATTGATAAAGCTAGAGCAGAAAGACTGCAAGCTCAAATCTTTATGGCACAAGCTGCAGCCCAACAGCAACAAGGTGCAGAAGGTCCATCAGAAGATGAAAAAGAGTTTAAAGCAGCAATGGAGAAGGCAGCAACTAATGTAGAATAACATGAGACTGCTAAAAAAAGGTGATACCGGCAATGATGTAAAAACTTTACAGCAAAAGTTAATGATCTCTCCTGATGGAGTATTTGGACCTGTAACTGAAAAGCATGTAATTAGATTCCAACTATCTCACAGTTTATCTGCTGATGGTATTGTAGGGTCTGATACATGGGCTATTTTATTACAAAAAGGACCACAAGTAACAGAAGATATTGATGAAGACACTGATTCTTCTAAACAATACTTTAATACTCCCTTTAATCAGATAGTGCATAAACATTATCTTCCAGATGGTGAATACTTAAAAGGACCAATCAAAAATGATTATATATTCCTACACCACACAGCAGGTAATAACAATCCTTATAGATGCATTGATCACTGGGGAAGAGATAGCAGAGGGAGAGTAGCTACTGAATTTGTATTAGGTGGGATTAACCATAGAAATGGAAATGATGATTATGATGGAGTTATGGTTCAAGCTTTTCCTGAAGGATGTCAAGGTTGGCATCTTGGAAGAACAGGTTCTGGTTATATGAACCGTCATTCTGTAGGATTAGAAATATGTAACATGGGTTACCTTGATAATAACAAGAGAACATACGTAAAATCATTGTGCCAAAGAGAACAAGTGATAGGTTTACAAGAAGCTTTTAAAGGTAAACTATTATGGCATGCATACTCTGAGAAACAAATAAAAGAAACGGAAAAGTGGATTAAGTTTGTTGCTGAAAGAGATCAAATAGATATTAGATTAGGTTTAAAACAATATATCAAAAAGTACGGACCTTCAAAAGGTTTTGATTTTCAGGAAGATGCGTACTATGGTAAGGTGAAAGGATTACTGACTCACGGAAATGTTAGAAGTGGTAAGTCAGATATATATCCTCACCCTGACATGGTTGATATGATAATGAGTTTATAATGGCGTTAGTAAATAAAGTAGATTTAAAATTGAAAGTAAGTATTAATGTATCAATAAAGTATCAAATACTTACATACTGTTTCTTTAATGATATAATAGTATCTAATTCAGATATTAAGTTTTTATGTGAACTAGCAAAGAATAAAGGCGTAGAGCTTACTAAATTTTGCTTGGACCTAGTATCTAAAAATATATTTAAAAGCCCGCAATCAGCTAGAAATGCAATAACAAAGGCAGAGAAAAAGGGATTACTGATCAAAGATGGTAATAATAAAAAAACAATTTCTTTAAATGAAGATATTAATGTTCAGTCAGAAGGTTTAGTATTACTTGATTATAAAATCTTAGGCAATGTATCCCAAGTCTCATAAAGATTTTAAAAAAGGTATTGCTGAAGAGGTAGGAGTACATGAGCAAGTTGTAGATGACTTTATTTCTTTTTATTACTCTAAAGTAAGGAAGTCATTATCAAATATATCATTTCCTAGAGTTTATGTGGAAGGATTAGGTACGTTTGAACTAAGAATAAAAAAGTTAGAAAATGCTATACTTAAAAACAAGAGTTTGTTGGGTAACATTGCTAAAAGAACTTATAATGGATATGCAAAAAGTGAAGATGTATCTAAAAAAATAAAGCAGATGGAAATAGCCATGGATCAAATACAAAAAGATATTAAAGAAAAAAAGAACTTTAGAAATGAAAAGTAAATGGAGTAAATATTTAGATGTATTTAAGAATGCTGATAAGATTACAGAAGGTATTAAAAATAGTATTTTTAAAAAAGAACATGTTGAAGCAGTAGCAACTGATAGATTTCAAATATGTGTAAAGTGTTCTTTGTTTGATGCTGGAGGGGACAAATGTATTGCACCAGGTACTCAACCATGTTGTGGAGATTGTGGATGTAGCTTAGGTTTTAAATTAAGATCTTTATCCTCAGAATGTCCTAAAGGATACTGGGATGCATACACAACAGAAGAGCAAGAAGAAATAATAAATAAACAAATAGAAGATGAAAAACTTAATAATTAACTATGTATACAATGATCATGTTACTAATATTGTTATTGGTGAACAAAATTCTTATTGGTATACAACAATAGCATAACTATGGGACTAAAATTTATAGAAGAAGGACATGTGTATGAAAGCACAACTGAAGAAAAAATAAAATGGACTAGTGTCACTTCTTTGGTAGGTAAATTTAAACCTAAGTTTGATAGAGATGGTCAAGCAAAGAAATCATCTAAGAATAAAAGATCTAAGTGGTATGGTATGACCCCAAAGGAAATCATAGCAGCATGGGATGCTGAAACTGATAGAGCAATCAAACTAGGTAACTTTTATCATAACCAGAGAGAATCTGATATGTTGGATCTAAATACAATAGGTAGAGAAGGTGTGGAAGTTCCTATCATTAAACCTATTGTAGATAATAAAGGAACTAAAATAGCACCAGAACAAAAGGTTTCTGATGGTGTATATCCTGAACATTTAGTTTATTTAAAATCATTAGGAGTTTGTGGTCAAGCTGATTTAGTAGAAATTGTAAATGGTAAAATAAATATTACGGATTACAAGACAAATAAAGAAATAAAAGAGAAAGGATTTACAAACTGGGAGGGTATAACAAACAAAATGTTTAGACCAGTTAATCATTTAGATGATTGTAATCTTAATCATTATAACTTACAACTCAGTATTTATGCGTATATTATTAAAAAGCACAACCCTAAACTTAAAGTAGGTAAACTTATTATTCAACATGTAAAGTTTAAGAAAGTTGGAGAGGATAAAAATGGATATCCAATAAATGAGCATGTAAATGGTGAGCCTGTATTAGAAGATATAAAAATTTATGAACTCCCATATTTAAAAGATGAAGTAACATCTTTGATGATGTGGTTAAAAGATAACCAATAATGAAAGAATATATAGCAGCAGTAGAAGTGCAATCCAGAAAATCAAAAGTACCTACAGATTTTAGATTTGAAGAAACAAAAATACGTATTGATCTTGATAAAATAGTATGGTTTAAAGAGTACTTTCACGTAGCAACAAATAAGTTTCAAAACTCACACACTGAAGTATTATTATTTGGTCAAAGTAAACCAATAATTTTAGTCATTGGTTACAATAAATTATGGGAAGATATAATTAAATCTAAAGAAGTATGATAGTAAAATTATTTGATATACAAAATAGCAAGTTAGTTGTAACAGAGCATTGTTATGCACTTCCGTTTCTTAAAAATATTATGGATGAGTATCCTGATAGTTATATTAAAGTATATCAGTATATATTCTATTTAAGTTGTCCTGATCCAGATCTTAATCCATTTTTTAATTTACCTGAACATGAAAAGGAAGATATCATTATAGATGAGATTGAACTAGAAGAATCTCCAGAAGATGGTAAGATAAGGTATGCGTTAGACATGTGTAAAAAGCTATATGAAACTCCTACATACAGAGCTTACGTGGGTATTAAGGCTATGTTAGACAGACTTGCACGTTATATGGAGGTTACCCCTATAGAACATGGTAGAGATGGTAATATGAACTCTATGATTAATGCAGCAGCTAAATTTGAGAATATAAGACAATCCTATAAAGGAGCATATACTGATATGAAACAAGAACAGGAAAGCTCAGTAAGAGGAGGTGCGGGTCTTGCTTATGATCAACTCTAAAAAAGAAACCCAATACATTTTTTGTTATTGGGATGAACCAATTAATAATCAAATAAAAATCAAAGATGAAAAAACAAGTAGTAATTCCAGTAGGCAAAAGGTTACTGATAAAAAGAAAAGCAGCAGAAACAAAAACAGCTTCGGGTCTAATCATACCTGAAATAGCACAAAAGAAAGAGTTTAAAGGAACTGTTGTTGGTGTAGGTGCTGATGTTGCAGAAATTAAAATAGGTGATGAGGTGCAATATGCTGATCACGCTATGCCAACTCCAATGGAACATGATGGTAAAGAACATTTATTATTGCAATCTGGTGATGTGTTTGCAATTATAAGATATGAGTAGATCTATACCTACATATGATTCAGGTAACTGGTCTATAACAGAGTTTGAAAATGATTCTGATTTTCAGGAATACATATACTCTTTATTCAAAGAGCCAGGTGAATATGACTTTGATGAAACAAGTTATATATTCAATGAAGAGGCTAAAAGATTTAATAAAGAAGGTTTATATTGTAGTTCTCCTTTTAGATCAAAAGACTTTATGTCTTATTGGGATGATCAGAAGAACAAATGTAGGGAGGGTGTAATTTACAAGAATAAAGATAAGACTTGGTATTTAACTAGGGATTATTATATGTGGTTGAATTTTCTACCAATATTTGATAAAGAAGAAAAAAAATATGGTTTTGCTAAAGTTAGAGATGCACAATATCATATGGCTTTATATGAACTATTAGCAGAGCTAAACAATCAACATTCAGCAATATTAAAAAAACGTCAGATTGCTTCTTCTTATTTCCATATGGGTAAGATAATTAATACCTATTGGTTTGAAGAAGGTAGTACGTGTAAAATTGGAGCATCATTAAAAGATTATATTAATGATAAAGGTTCCTGGAAATTCCTAGAAGAATACAAAACCTTCTTAAACGAACATACAGCTTGGTATAGACCTAGTAATCCTGAAAAGGTTTTACTATGGCAACAGCAGATAGAAGTTAAGGTAGGAAACAGAAAAACTTCACGTGGTTTAAAATCTAAAATACAAGGGGCATCATTTGAGAAAAATGCAACAACTGGTGTAGGTGGACCATGTTCATACTTCTTTCATGAAGAGGCAGGTATAGCACCAAAAATGATGCAAACTTATGAGTACCTACGTCCTGCAATGTCTTCAGGTATGGTTACTACAGGAATGTTTATTGCAGCAGGATCAGTTGGTGATTTGGAACAATGTAATCCCTTGAAGGATATGATACTCAATCCAAGTGCTAATGATATATATGCTGTAGAGACTAACCTTATGGATGCAGAGGGTACAATAGGTATGGCTGGTTTGTTTATACCAGAGCAATGGTCTATGCCTCCATACATTGATTCTTATGGAAACTCAGAAATAGAGGAAGCAATTATAGCTATAGACAATGAAAGAGCAAGATGGAAGTCTGAATTAGGACCTGAACAGTTTCAATTAAGAATATCTCAGAAACCAAAAAATATAGCTGAAGCTTTTGCATATAGAAAAGCATCAGTTTTTCCACAAGGTATATTGTCAAAACAATTAAAAAAGATTGAAGAGAAAGAATATTCCTATGAACTATTAGATCTTGAAAAAGAACAAGATGGTATTGTAGCAAAACGTACAACTAAATTACCTATATCTGAGTTTCCAGTTAATAAAAAACAAACAGATAAAACTGGATCTATAGTTGTGTGGGAAAGACCTGCTAAGAAAAAACCAGACTTTGGAGCATATTATGCTTCTATTGATCCCGTGTCAGAAGGTAAAACAACAACTTCTGATTCTTTATGTAGTATATATGTTTACAAAAATGCTACTGAAGTTACTAGAACAACTGTTTCTGGAGATATAGAACAGTTTATAGAAAAAGATAAAATTGTTGCAGCATGGTGTGGAAGATTTGATGATATAAATAAAACGCATCAAAGGCTAGAATTAATTATAGAATGGTATAATGCATGGACTATTGTTGAGAACAATATATCATTGTTTATTCAACATATGATTGCTAGAAAAAAACAAAGATATCTTGTACCTAAACAACAAATACTTTTCTTAAAAGATCTTGGATCTAATAGAACAGTTTATCAAGAGTATGGATGGAAGAATACAGGTACTTTATTTAAAAGTCATTTAATATCATATGCAATTGAATTTATAAGAGAAGTCATAGATGAAGAATTAGATGATGATGGTGGTGTGATGAATCAAACATTGGGTGTAGAAAGAATACCAGATCCTATGCTAATTAAAGAAATGTCTGCGTATTATCCTGGACTTAACGTGGATAGATTAGTTACGTTTGGTGCACTTGTTGCTTTTGCCAAAATACAACAATCAAATAGAGGTTATAGTAAAAGACGGGAATCAGAAGGAGAATCTTTGGTAAATTCAGAAAAAATAAGTAAATTAAAGTATACCAGTGCGTTTAAAAATATAGGTCGTAGGAGATCTGGCTTAGGTGGTAATAGAAGACGCTCAGGTTTTAAGAATATTAAATAGAATCTAGATGAGAGTATTAAATGCAATGCAACTTAAGAACGGTGCTAAGGCGGAAAGTGGACCAACATTTTCTAGTTTAACGCAACCTACACAGTTTTTAACATATAAAAAGAAAACTGATGATTGGGCTGCATGGAATCTAGATTGGCTTGAATTGCAGGGTATAGAATTTTTACGTATCAATTCTAGACGCTTACTTAAAAACTATAAGCTTGCTAAAGGTATTATTGATAAAACAGATTATATTGTAGAGCCAGATAATGACTACAAAGATATGATGGATGTTTTAACTGCTGAGAATGAATCAGCATTGGAATTAAAGTTTTATCCAATTGTACCTAATGTAATAAACGTTCTTACAGGTGAGTTTGCTAAAAGATATTCTAAAGTACAATTTAGAGCTGTTGATGATACATCTTATAATGAGATGCTTGAGCAAAAAAGAGTTCAAATAGAAGAAACACTACTTGCTGAAGCAGAAACTAATCTAGTTTTAAAGATGGTAGAAATGGGCATGGACCCAAGTTCTAAAGAAGCACAGCAACAACTTAATCCTGAAACATTAAAAACTTTACCGGAGATAGAAGACTTTTTTAGTAAGTCATATAGAAGTATGGTTGAAGAATGGGCATCTCATCAATTAAATGTAGATGAGGAGAGATTTAAAATGCAGGAGTTAGAAGAAAGAGGCTTTAGAGATATGCTAATTTCTGATAGAGAGTTTTGGCATTTCCGTATGTTAGAGGATGATTATGATGTTGAGTTATGGAATCCTGTATTAACATTTTATCAAAAATCACCTGATCAAAGATATATATCAGATTCAAATTACGTAGGTAAAATAGATTTGATGACTGTATCTGATGTTGTTGATAAGTATGGATACTTGATGGATGAAAAACAATTAAAGTCTTTGCAAAAGATTTATCCTGCTAGATCAGCACAATATCAAGTTAATGGATATCAAAATGATGGATCATATTATGATGCTACAAGATCCCATGAGTGGAATACTCAAATGCCTGGATTATCATACAGACAATACACTAGCAATTATTGGAATGACCCAGCAACTGGTGGTGATATTATAAGTGAAATATTAGATCAGAGTGAAGACATGACTCCATTGGATGAAGGAAACCTGATGAGAGTATCAACTATATATTGGAAGACTCAAAGAAGAATAGGTCACTTAACCAAAATAGAATTAGATGGTTCTGTTACTCAAGAGATAATAGATGAGACATTTAAGATAACTGAGAAAGCTGTATATGATACATCTATATTCAAAAATAAAACTAAAGAAAACCTTTTACAAGGAGAGCATATAGAATGGATATGGATTAATGAAGTATGGGGTGGTGTTAAAATAGGACCAAATTTACCAGCAATGTGGAGATCAACAATGGGTGATAACATAAACCCTATTTACGTTGGTATTAATAGAACTAAACCTGGAAGAATACCTTTTCAATTTAAAGGAAACAATACATTATATGGTTGCAAACTCCCTGTAGAGGGTAGAGTTTTTTCAGACAGAAATACAAAATCTACATCATTAGTAGATTTAATGAAAGCGTATCAAGTTGGATATAATATGGTTAATAACCAAATTGCTGACATTCTAATAGATGAATTAGGAACAGTAATAATGTTTGATCAGAATGCTTTACCACGTCACTCTATGGGTGAAGACTGGGGCAAGAACAATTATGCAAAAGCATATGTAGCAATGAAAGATTTCCAAATGCTACCTCTTGATACATCTATTACTAATACTGAGAATGCAACTAACTTTAATCACTATCAAACTCTAAACATGGAGCAGACTAGTAGATTAATGTCTAGAATTCAACTTGCAAATTATTTTAAACAACAATGTTTTGATGCAATAGGAATTAACCCACAGCGTCTAGGAGGTGCTGTATCAGCACAAACAGCAACAGGTGTAGTTCAGGCTATGCAACAATCATATGCACAAACAGAAATGTACTTTGTACAACACTCAGATCAGTTAATGCCAAGAGTACATCAAATGAGAACTGACTTAGCTCAGTATTATCAAAGCACAAATCCAAGTGTAAGATTAAGTTATATTTCATCAGAAGCAGAGAAAGTTAACTTTTCAATAAATGGAACTGATTTATTGCTGAGAGACTTTAATATTTTTGCTACAACTAAAACAAATCATAGAGCTATCTTAGAAAGTCTTAAACAGATGGCACTACAAAATAATACTACAGGCGCAAGCATTTATGAATTAGGTAATATTGTTAAAGCTGACTCAATAGCTGAAGTAACAGATATCTTAAAAGATTCACAAGAGCGTGTTGAAAAACAAAGAATGCAAGAAATGCAACAGCAGCAAGAAATGCAACAGCAACAAATCCAAGCTAAACAACAAGAAGATCAAATGAAACTTCAAGTTGAAATGGAAGAAAATGATAAAGACAGAAAGAATGACGTTTTATTAGCAGAAATAAGATCTGCAGGTTATGGATCAATGGTTGATATAAATGAAAACAAAAAATCTGATTATCAAGATGCTATGAAAGATATCAGAGAATCACAGAAGTATCAAGATCAAATGAATCTTAAGCGTGAAGAAAATGTTGCTAAATCAGGAATGGAAAAAAATAGATTGCAAGTTGAAAGAGAAAAAATTGCTGCTCAAAAAAGTATAGCACAGACTAAACTTGATATAGCTAAAGAGAATAAAAACAAATATGACGTATCTTCTACTAAAGAAAAGAAAGATAAAAAATAAGTGTTAGCTATATACTGCAAAAAACTTTTCAAATTTTCAAATATTATAAGTTTATTATAAAAGTTTATTCTTATATTATATATGTATAGAAAGTTTAATATTAAAACCAACAAATATTATGAGTACTGAAACAACAACAGAAAGTAAAACTGTGAATAGTAAAGTAGAGCAAGTAGACATAAACTTAGATGAAATTTTTGCAGCAGCCCCAGGTGCAGCAGAAGTAACTTTACCTGAAGAGAAACCTGCAAAAAGCATTTTTTCAAGAGGAGAGAAAGCTGACATGTCATTTGCTGATCCAGATGTTACAGATACAGATGACTTAAATGCTAAAGTAGAAGAAAAAGCAGAAGTAGAAAATACTACTGTTAATGAAGATGAAACTAAATCTACTGAAGATGTTAAAGAAGAAGTAAACATTGATGAGGTTATTAATTCAATAGATGAGATAACTGAAGAAGATGAAAAGAAAGAAACTAGAGGTAGAAAAAAGATCTCAGGAATTACAGATGTATTTTCAAAGCTTATTAAGGATGATAAAATAGTTCCTTTTGATGATGATAAAGAATTAGAAGATTATACCGCAAAAGACTGGGAAGAATTAATTCAAGCAAACCTTGAAGAAAAGGCTAATCAAGTTAGGAGAGAAACTCCAAAACAATTTTTTGATAGTCTGCCACAAGAATTACAAATAGCAGCACGCTATGTAGCAGATGGTGGTCAAGATATGAAAGGTTTATTTGCAACTTTAGCTAGTGTTGAAGAAAACAGACAGCTAAATACTAAAAGTGAAAAAGACCAAGAAAAAATTATTACTGAATACTTATCTGCAACTGGGTATGGTAACTCAGAAGAGATTGCTGAAGAAATTGAAATTTGGAAAGATTTAGGTAAGCTTGAATCACAAGCTAATAAGTTCAAGCCTAAGTTAGACAAAATGCAAGAAAAGATTGTAGCAAGAAAACTTCAAGAACAACAACTGAAGAAAAAGCAACAAGAGCAAGCATCTCAACAATACATGAAAAATGTATATGAAACATTAAAATCAGGTAGTATAGGAGAAATTAAATTAGATAAGAAAACACAAGCCATGATATATAATGGTTTAGTACAACCTTCTTATCCTTCTGTTAGTGGTAAGAATACTAACTTACTTGGACATTTATTAGAAAAATATCAATTTGTTGAGCCAAACTATGGTTTAATATCTGAGGCATTATGGTTATTGCAAGATCCAGATGGATACAAAGCAAAGATTATGGATAAAGGTGCTCAGAAAACTATAGAAAAAACGGTAAGAAAACTTAAGACTGAACAATCTAATGCTGGTGGGTCTACATCTTTAGGAGTTAAAGATAAAGAACCAACCGCTCAGAGAACAGCTAAAAGAAAAATACCAAGAGCTAACAACATATTTAAACGAATTTAATTAAGTAAATTAAATATAAACAATAATTATTAATCAAAAACAATCAAAATTATGGCAACTCCAGTTTTAAATAATGGGATTTTCCTACGTGATACAAGCTATAAAGCTAGTTCTCATGTTGATTCTTATCACCTTACCCAAATGCTTGGATCTTCTGAGCCTATGGATATGGGACCAATTGATTTATGGGCTATGACCCAAAAGGTAGAAATGCCTTTATATCAAATGGCTTCTTTTGGTGGAAAGAATACAATATTAGTAGACAATGCTAGAGGTGAGTACAAGTGGCAAACTCCTATTGCACAAGATCTACCTTACATAGTAGCAGACATTGAACCAGCTAATGATAGCAAAGGTATTGATGGAACTCTATTTAAAATTAAGATCAACAAAAGAACATTTGGACATGGTGACATTATTACTTATGATAAGTATAATGGACTTGAACTTTACATCACAGCTGATGATATTATCCCAGCAGGTGACGGTTTTGTTTACACTGTTCAATTAGTTAACAACAACAACGCAGCAATCTTAGATAACAAGTATCTTGCAAAAGGAACTAAGTTCTTTAGAAAAGGTTCTGCAAGAGGTGAGTATGGAGAAAGATTCTCTGATATTGAAACAGGTTCTGGTTTCCGTGAATTCTACAACTTTGTAGGAGGAGCTGAAGCACATGTACACTATTCAGTATCTTCAAGAGCAGACTTAATGATCAAAGGCGGATTGAACGCTGATGGTACAGTACCTGTAACTGAAATTTGGAGAAACTTTAATACTGACCCTAACAATCCATCTGTACCTAGTATTGAAGGATTAGTAGCTAATATGGGTAAAGCAGGTGCTAGAGAAGCGTTTGAAAATGGAAGTTTGACAAGAACATTCATTACAAATATGGAAGCAGCACACTTATCTAAAATTGCTACGGATATTGAAACTTACCTTATGTGGGGTAAAGGTGGTAGAATTAAGCAAGATGGACCAGATGATATTAGATTATCTGTAGGTTTATGGTCACAGTTAGATAACTCTTTCAAGAGAGTATATAACAAGTCATCATTTACTCTTGACATGTTTAAGTCTGAGCTTTACAACTTCTATCAAGGTAAAGTTGAATTCAAAGGACCAGACCCACAAAGATCACTTGTTGTACAAACAGGTATTGGTGGTATGCAACTAATCAACAAAGCAATTGCTGATGAAGTGTATGGTTCTGGTTTAGTACAAAATGCATCTGACATTGGAGCTGTTAAAGGTTCTGGTATGGATTTAGATTATGGTTTTGCTTACACAAGCTTTACTATTCCTTTCTTAGCTAACGTTAAGTTTGTATTGAATCCAGCATTTGATAACTTAAATACTAATGACATTGAGAATCCATTAATTGACGGAAGACCTCTAAGTTCATATAGCTTTATTATCTTTGATGTTACTGATGAAGGAAATGACAACATTCACTTGTTGAAACTTTCTTGGGATAATCAACTTAAGTGGTTCTACCAAAATGGTACTATGGACTACATGGGAAGAACTCAAGGGTTTGCATCTTCTGGTAACTTTAATGGATATAGAGTATACATGACTCAGACCATGCCAGCAATATGGGTTAAAGATCCAACCAAAGTTCTTAAAATTGTAATGAGAAACCCTGTTACAGGAGGATCATTCTAAGAACTATAATTAAAGGGGAGGGGCTAATACCTCCTCCCTTTTTATTTTTAACCTTTAAATATAATAATAATGGGAGCACCAAAACAAATAACTAAGTTGAAGCAACAATTTGAAAGCCCAGCTTATGACGGTGTATCAAGAGCAGAAACAGGAAATGCTAGATTGCTACATGTAAATGAAGTAATTAGTTGGGTACGTGATGTAGCCAGTTCTGATTCATACGCTGATGAAGCGGCAGCAGTAGCAGCCGGTTTAAAAAAAGGTGATATATATCATACAGAAGGAGCTTTAAAAATTGTTATAGGATAAAAGTCAAAAAACTTTAGCAAGGGTAAAACCTTGCTTTAGAAATTAGTAATAATAAATGTACATAAATATGTACTTTTGACTGTGAGTAATAATTATTAATTAAAACCAAAAACAAAGATGAGTGATTACACTATTGTAGAAAAGTATCAACAGAAGAAAAATCAAACTGTTGCTGTACGTCCATTTTTTAATCCCAATAGAGAAAACATGGGTTTAGAAAAGTATGGTCTATCATTACATGATGGAGTATACCATGAAGAGTCTTTAGCATGTTTAGAAATGAACGGTGTTAAAAGATATGTAACAGGATTAAACGAATTTGCACCTGAAGTAAAAAAGCTAGCACCAAAAGAAAAAAAGGCTAAGATTAAAGAAATTAGATCAGTAGTTGCTGAATTAGAAGCATCTCTTGCTGCTAATGTGGTTGATCCAGATGATAAAGACTTTTGGAATAACTTAACCATTATGAGCCCTAATAATGATAAATTTTGGGACAAGATTAGTATAAGATGTGGTAATGAGCCAGTATTTTTAGATCCAGAATTAGACCCTTATGATAGAATTAAACTTCATGCAATTAAGGCAGGAGGATTTTCTATTGTTGCTAAATCTTTAAAAGATGCTAAGGCTAGCCCTAAAGGAGTTAAGTTCTATTTGGATACTTTAGAAGAATCATTAACTACAAGAACTGAATTAACAAAAGTTAGAAATAAAGCATTAGTAGAATTACAAACAATGTTTGATAGTAATCCAACTAAGTTAATGTATGTTTCTAAAATATGTGATGTCAATAGTGTACAGTATGTTAAATCAACACCTAATGATATACTATATGAGAACATGGATGATTACATTCAAGGACATGGTAGTGAATCAAATAAGAAAAGAGCAGCTCAAAACTTTCTAGAT